AACTACCAAGGTTATTATTGTATCAACTCCAAAAGGTATGAATCACTTCTACCGTCTTTGGCATGATGCTGAAAGAAGTAGAAATGAATATATCCCCACAGAAGTTCATTGGTCTGAAGTTCCAGGAAGAGATGCTGCTTGGAAAGCACAGACAATTAGTAATACTTCAGAGCAACAATTCCAACAGGAATTTGAATGCGATTTCTTAGGATCATCAGATACTTTAATTTCCAGTGCTAAATTGAAGTCTTTGGTATTTGAAGACCCAATACAAAAAAATAAAGGGTTGGATGTATATTTTAATCCTATTGAAGATAGAAATTATTTTATAACTGTTGACGTTGCTAGAGGAACTGAAAATGATTACTCAGCATTTATTGTTTTTGATATCACCGAATTTCCTTGGAGAGTTGTAGCAAAATATAAAAACAATCAAATCAAACCAATGCTGTTTCCTAGCATTATAAACGATGTTGCTAAAGCATATAATAAATCTTATGTTTTAGTTGAGATCAATGATATTGGGGAACAAGTTGCAAATATTTTACATTTTGATCTTGAGTATGAAAATGTTTTAATGTGTTCAATGCGAGGAAGAGCGGGTCAAATAGTAGGTCAAGGTTTTTCCGGATCTAAATCTCAACTTGGAATTAAAATGTCCAAAACGGTTAAGAAGATTGGATGTTCTAATTTAAAAACTTTGATTGAAGATGATAAACTTATATTCAGTGATTATGAAATCATTTCTGAATTAACTACTTTTATTCAAAAAAATCACTCCTTTGAAGCAGAACAAGGAGCAAATGATGACTTGGCAATGTGCCTTGTTATATTTGCATGGTTAGTAGTACAACCATATTTTAAAGAGATGACCGATAATGATGTTCGTAAAAGAATATATGATGAACAAAAAAATCAAATTGAACAAGACATGGCACCATTTGGATTTATTATAGATGGTTTGGATGATGATATCGAAGTTATAGATAAACATACTGGTGATAGATGGGTAAGAGCAAATAACAATTCCAATTTTGATGAGTATGGTAATCGTTCTTTTATGTGGGACTACGTTTAAAAGAAGGAATTTATAAATATCTTATAGAGCAATGAAGATTTATCAGAGGGATCAAAATGCCTATAGGTTTGGTATCACCTGGAACTAAGGTTAGAGAAGTTGATTTAACGCAAGGGCGTATAGATAGTGTATCTACCACTACCGGAGCAATCGTTTGCCCGTTTGCACAAGGTCCTGTAGAAGAACCTGTATTTATTGATAGTGAGCAGGCACTAATAGACACTTTTGGCAAGCCCTCAGATAATGATAATCACTACGAGTATTGGTTGTCTGCATCAAACTATCTCACTTATGGTGGGGTAATGCGTGTTGTAAGAGTAGATGGAACTAATTTAAATAATGCTAACGCAAGTAAGGCCACTCCCGGTGGTAGCGAAACATTAAAAATTAAAAGTTACGAAGATTATCAAAATGACTACACAACTGCATCAACTTGGTTCTGGGCGGCAAACAATCCAGGATCTTGGGCGAATGAAATTAAAGTATGTGTAATTGATGGATTTGCTGATCAAATTATCAGTGGTGTAGATACCTCTAATAATAATGTTCGTGTTGGCGCTGCTGTAACTCAAGCAATTTCAGGAGATCTTGCTGGAAACGGAACAGTTTCAACTTTTACTGGATTCATAAAAGGAATTATCACTGGTGTTGGAAACACCTTACAAAACCCAACTTCAAGTGGGGTAGGAACTGATAGTATTACTGTTAGAGTCGTATCAAAAGTTACTGAATCGTTTAATACGTTTTCAACAGTTGGAATAGTAACAACTTTACTCACAGCAGGTATCGGAACCGATATAGTTTCTATTGCGAGTACATCAGGGTTATCAGTTGGCAATCTCTTTTCTCCTGGTGACATTGTAGTCACTTCAATTGGAGACACAACAGTATCTCTTGCAAGCACAATTTCTGCACAAATTACAGTTGGAACTGCAGTTACTTTTAGTACAACTGTCTCCGTTGCAGGAACAGAAACAGCAACCGTTTATACTGAGGGTGGATTATTTTCCTTTAGTGCAGGAACGATTGGAGTTTCTTCGGTAACTATTGGTAGTGGAACATCTACATTTACGAGCACCACACAACAAGATTGGTACGATTTGCAAGATGTCGGATTAAATAATTCCGATCTTTTATGGAAAGAAATTGCAGAAAGACCAAGGACCAGTAATTTTGCCACTAACAGAAGTGGGAAAAATGATGAAATTCATATTATTGTTATTGATGATAAAGGGACGATTTCAGGAACTCCCGGAACAATTCTTGAAAAATTTGTAGGACTTTCCAAAGCAGTAGATGCTACTTCTTCCACATCTGGCCCAATCTATTATAAGAATTTTATAGCAGATAATTCCCGATACTTATTTGCAGGAGATGCTGAAGTTGGCAAACCAACTGGATTTAGTAGTGGAATTACATCTATTACTAATGGTGATGGAGCTTGGGGATTAACTGCCCAAGGTACTACTTACCACGCTGTTGGTAAAAAAACATATACACTAAAAGGTGGAAATAATTATGGTGCTGGTGATTCAACAAATCCAAGATTTGAAACTACTCTTGGAGATTTGATTGCAGGGTATGATTTATTTGTTAATCAAAGAGAATACCCAATCAATTTCCTAATTCAGGGTCCTGGATTTGGTACTAAAGAACAAACTCAAGCAAAAGCAAATAAACTGATTCAAATTGCAGAATTGAGAAAGGATTGCATCGCATGTATTTCTCCTCAAAGATCTGCAGTATTAGTTGATCCTGGGGCGGGTGGAAGTTCACCAGCACCAATTGTAAGCACCACTACACAAACAAATAATGTTATCGCATTCTATGATTCTGTAGCATCATCTTCTTATGCAGTCTTTGATACTGGTTACAAATATCAGTATGACAGATTTAGTAATAAGTTTAGATACGTTCCATTAAATGCTGATATTGCTGGTTGCATGGCAAGAACTGGAATTAATGATTTTGCATGGTTTTCTCCTGCTGGTACAAGACGTGGTGTTATCAACAACGCAGTTAAACTGGCATACAATCCATCACAATCTGAAAGAGATCGTTTATATGTTAGAAGAATCAATCCAGTAATTTTTGCTCCAGGGTCAGGAATTATCCTGTTTGGTGACAAAACTGGACTTGCTGTTCAATCAGCATTTGATAGAATTAATGTTAGAAGGTTGTTCCTTGTTCTTGAAGAGTCAATCGAAAGAGCATCGAGAGCATCACTCTTTGAATTTAATGATGCAATCACTAGAACAAACTTTGTGAACATTACTGAACCATTCCTCCGTGATGTTAAAGCGAAAAGAGGTATTCAAGACTTTGTTGTTATTTGTGATGAAACCAACAACACTCCTGATGTAATTGATGCTAATGAATTTAAGGCTGATATCTATATCAAGCCTGCTCGTAGTATCAACTTTATCGGACTCACTTTCGTTGCCACCAGAACGGGAGTATCCTTTGAAGAAATCATTGGAAGAGTTTAAATCATAAATTATCACATAACCATCGGAGAAAAACATGTCATTTCAACAAATTCCAAACTCTGGGAGTGATGGAAGATTTCTAGATAACTTTAAGGGCAGAATGAGTGGAGGTGGTGTTCGCGCCAATCTCTTTGAATGCGAAATCGCATTTCCAACCATTGTTCTTCCTAACGGGGTTACTGAAACTAACATTACTGACAAAATTAAATTTTTAGTAAAAGCATCATCTCTTCCAGCTTCAACAATCACTCCAATTTCTGTTCCCTTTAGAGGTAGAGAACTGAAAATTGCTGGAGACAGAACATTTGAACCGTGGTCAGTTACAGTTATCAACGACACTGATTTTTCAATTAGAGGTGCTTTTGAGAGGTGGATTAATTATATGAGCAGATCTTTGGATAATGCTGGAGAGGTTAATCCCGCAACATATCAAAGAGATGCCTGGGTCTATCAACTTGGACGTGCTGCGATGAATACCGCTGTGGATAGTTCAGATACTATTCCAGTTCTAAGAGCATATCACATGTATGGTGTTTTCCCAACTAATGTTTCGGCAATCCCAGTTTCCTATGCGGATAATAGTAGTATTGAAGAATTTACAGTAGATCTTCAAGTTCAGTATTGGGAAGCATATAATGGTAATAAATCTATCGAAGTTCAGTAGACATAAATAGGTTGATACCATTTTAAATGTAACTATAATATGTCTGGACTTTTTGGATTTTCTATAAACAGTAACGTACAAAAACCTAAAAAACAAATCAGTCCTGTTGCTCAATCAAATGAGGATGGGTCTGATTATTATATTAGTAGTGGGTTTTACGGACAATATGTAGACATTGAAGGTGTTTATAAAACTGAATATGATCTTCTAAAAAGATATCGTGAAATGGCTTTACACCCAGAATGTGATCGTGCAATTGAAGACGTTGTTAACGAAGCAATTGTATCAGACCTAAATGATTCGCCAATTCAAATTGAATTGTCAAATTTAATAGTTGATGAAAGTATTAAACAAATTATTCGTGGAGAATTTCAATACATTAAAGACTTGATGCAGTTTGATAAAAAATGTCATGAAATTTTTAGAAATTGGTATGTAGATGGAAGAATTTATTATCATAAAGTAATTGATTTAGATAATCCACAAGAGGGTATTAAAGAAATTAGATATATTGATGCTATGAAAATTAGGTTCATTCGAGAACTTAAGAAAAAAAATAACGGTCTAGGTGCGGTTAACATTTCGAACACATCATCAATAAATAATATTTTTGGAAAGATTGATGAATCTTCTTTAGATTTTCCAGAAATTGAAGAGTATTTTGCATACACTCCAAAGTTAACTGGTTATGCATCTGCTTCAGCTGGAAATTCTGGAGGTGGTGGATATGGAAAGTCAATTAAAATTTCTAAAGATGCCATCACATTTGTATCTTCAGGATTGGTAGATAGAAATAAACAAACTGTTTTATCCTATTTGCATAAAGCAATTAAGGCATTGAATCAATTGAGAATGATTGAGGATTCTCTTGTCATTTATAGAATGTCTCGTGCTCCAGAACGTAGAATTTTTTACATCGATGTAGGTAATCTCCCTAAGATTAAAGCAGAACAATATCTTAAAGAAGTTATGAGTCGCTATCGTAACAAAATTGTTTACGACTCTAGTACAGGAGAAATACGTGATGACAAAAAGCATATGAGTATGCTTGAGGACTTCTGGCTTCCTCGTCGTGAAGGTGGTCGTGGAACCGAAATTACTACCTTACCTGGTGGTCAGAATCTTGGTGAATTAACTGACGTTGAGTATTTTCAGAAAAAACTTTATAGATCTTTAGGAATTCCAGAATCTAGAATTGGAGCAGACCAAGGATTCAATTTAGGAAGGTCCTCAGAAATTTTAAGAGACGAAATTCAGTTTTCAAGATTTGTAGGAAGACTTAGGAAAAAATTTAGCGGTCTTTTTCATGATATGTTGAGAACTCAACTTATCTTAAAGAATATTGTTACTCCAGAAGAATGGGATTGGATGAGTGATCATATTCAATATGATTACTTATATGACAATCATTTTGCAGAGTTAAAGCAAACAGAATTGATGAATGAAAGAATGAATCTTCTTCAAGTTATGGATCCTTATATCGGTAAATATTATTCAGTTGATTATATCAGAAGAAATATTCTCCATCAAACTGATCATGAGATTGTGGAGCAAGATCAAAAAATGGCATATGAGAAAGAGGTTGGTATTATTCCTCCCCCAACGCCAACGATTGATCCCAGTACCGGAATGCCAATGGATTATATTACGGACGTTGGTTCAAAACTGGTTAAGAAAACTCAAAATCAAAACACTAAGGATCTTGAGATTGGACTGGGTAAATCTATAAAAGAACCAGATTTAAAAAAATCAGGTAAATCTACGGAAGCACCTGAAATTAAAACCAGTAAAGGCGAAAAGATATAAATAATTAAAATTACTAATGATTTATGGAAACTTCGGAATTTGTCGATATGGTAATGTCTGATGCATCTCCTACAGATTTGGCGGATAACATCAAACAAATGTTATTTGATAGATCTGTTCAAATGATTGATGACGTGAGACCATATGTTGCAGCACAATTATTTGATCCCACACAACTAGAGGTAGAAGAAGAGTAATGGCATTAAAAATTGTTCAATTAGTGAATGCAGTATTTCCTCCTAATAATGGAATCAGCACCAGTTCAGCAATTAATCTTAAAAGTGGTTATTTAAGATTGACTTCTGTAGGAGCTGGTAATCATATTGCTATAGTTGATGGTAATAATAATGTTGCAGTTACAAGCGAATCTTCTCTATTAATTCCACAAAATACAAGTGAAGTTATTAAAGAGAGAGTTGCTAGACAGAGAATTTCTGGCATAACTACTGGAACTACAACTGTAATTACCTTTGAGGAAAATGCAGGAAATCCATTCATTGTTGGTGATCATGTAAGTATTATTGGTGCTCAACCTTCAGGAATCAATACTGATTTTAATTTAGTATCCGCAGTTACAGATTCTTCTGTCACAATAGTGAAAAATAGTTCTTCAGTAGTTGGAGTTATTACTACGACAAATGCCGTATTATCCAGATCTGTAAAAGTAAGTGTTCATGGTGAAGGTAATAACTCACATCTTCATATTGCAGAAGTTCAAATCACATCCCAGGCATAACCATGAAACTTATTACAGAACAAATCGAATCCATTAAAGTCATTAAGGAAGAAAAGAACGGTAAAACTAACTTGTATATTACCGGACCATTTCTTCAAGCAGAGGTCACAAATAGAAACGGACGTTGCTACCCCTTTCCAATTTTAGAAAGAGAAGTTAAAAAATACAACGATAAGTATATCACATGTGGTAGAGCGTTAGGAGAACTTGGACACCCTGATGGACCAACTGTAAATCTGGACAGAGTGTCCCACATGATCACAAGTTTGAAGGCAGAAGGAAATAACTTCGTAGGAAAAGCAAAAATTCTTGATACACCAATGGGTAACATCGCCAAGTCTCTTCTTGGCGAAGGCGTAAAACTCGGCGTCTCTTCAAGAGGAGTTGGATCTCTTGTTGAAAGAAATGGCATTAAATATGTCGGAGATGACTTTATGTTATCTACTGCTGCTGATATTGTATCAGATCCTTCTGCACCTGACGCATTTGTTCAAGGTATTATGGAGGGTAGAGAGTGGGTTTGGCAAAATGGCAAACTTGCGGAGCAAACTTTAAATGGACTTTTGACTATGAAAATGAGTCCAGATAAAATGGCGAATGAAGAGAAATTACTTGGTCTCTTCAATCATTACCTCAAAAATCTTTAATTCATAAATAAATAATAGAATAAAGGATAGTTTAAATTTATTCGGAGAGATCTAAATGTCAACTGGTAATTTACAAGAAATGGGCGCTACAGCAACTAATCAATCCAAGTCTGCGGTAAATGCGACTGCTCAACCTGGGGATCCAATGTTGAGTAATGGCGCTTTTGTTGGCGGAACTCCTGAGCAAACTATTACTGATCTCGGGGGTCCTACTCCTGATAATTACAGATCTACAGATGACTCAGCAAAATTAAACTTTGCTGCTGTTGCTTCTGTTAGAAACGTAGTTAATGCAAAGGCAATGAGAGCAGAAGAAGAAGAGTATGAGGACGAAGAGGTAATTTCCGAAGTTGATGAAACTGAAGGATATGAAGAAGAAGAAGAAGTTGAAAATGAAGAAGTAGGAGATGAGGATGAAGATGAAATTGAAATTGATGTAGAGGAAGATGTCCAAGCTTTATTTGGTAATGAAGATCTCTCAGAAGAATTTAAAGAAAGAGCAAAAACTGTTTTTGAAACAGCACTTAGATCAAAGATTCAAGAAGCTGCCGATATGATTGCTGCTCGTTATGAGAAAGCACTCGAAGAAAACGTAGCAGCAATTCACCAGGAACTTACAGAAAGAGTGGATTCATACCTTGAGTATGTTGCTGGTGAATGGATCACCGAAAATGCGCTCCAAGTAGAGCGTGGACTTAAATCAGAACTCTCTGAGTCCTTTATGACTGGACTCAAGGGTCTTTTTGAAGAACATTATGTACAAATCCCTGAAGAAAAATATGATGTGCTTGAAAGCATGGTAGACAAACTTGATGATATGGAGTCGAAACTCAACGAACAAATCGAAAGAAACGTTCAGTTAACCCAAAGACTTAGCGAATCAGTTTCCGATAGCATCTTCCACGAAGTTGCTAGAGGTCTCTCTGAGACCCAAAAAGGAAAACTCGCAGGTCTTTCCGAAAGTGTTGAGTTCATTAGTGAAAATGACTATCGTGGGAAGTTGGAAGTTCTTAAAGAATCCTATTTCTCTAGAACCCCAGTAACTCAATCTAGAGTTAACGATGATGAAATGCTCGGAACAACGTCAGAAACTCTTTCAGAGTCAATGGACATGTATGTCAGAGCAGCTCAAAAATACTCTATTAAGTGATTTTTAAATTATAACTTAAACACTTTTTAACTAACGGAGAAATTTTCCAATGTATAACGCAGAATATCTGCAGGAAAAGTGGTCCCCTCTCTTAAATTGTGAAGGACTTGATCCCATCAAGGATTCACATCGTAGAGGAGTAACCGCTATTCTGCTAGAAAATCAAGAAAGAGCACTCCGCGAAGAGCGCGGTTTCCTTTCAGAAGCCCCAACCCACGTAGCTGGCACTGGTGGTTTTGGTGGTGGTACTTATGGTACTGCTGCTGCATCAGGTCCTGTTGCTGGTTTCGACCCTGTTCTGATCTCTTTGATCAGACGTTCAATGCCACAACTGATTGCTTATGATATTTGTGGTGTTCAACCAATGACTGGTCCTACTGGACTGATCTTTGCAATGAGAACTCGCTACGGTACTAACCGTACTGCTGGAACCGAAGCATTCTTCAACGAAGCAGATTCCAGATTCTCTGGTCAAGACGCCAACTTTGATATTGCCGCAAGTGATTACACTGCACAAGCATCTGTTGGTATCGCCACCACTGCTGCCCAAACTGGTAGCAATCCATCGGTTCTCAACGATGCCTCACCTGGAACCTACAACGTAGGTCAGGCAATGGCAACCACCGACGCTGAAGCACTCGGAGATACTGCGAACAACTTCTTCAACGAGATGAATTTCTCGATTGAGAAAGTCACTGTTGCCGCAAAGTCAAGAGCACTGAAGGCCGAGTATTCACTCGAACTCGCTCAAGACCTTAAGGCTATTCACGGTCTTGATGCTGAAGCAGAACTTGCGAACATTCTCTCAACTGAAATCCTTGCAGAAATCAACAGAGAAGTTGTTCGTACCGTTTATCAAATTGCTGAAGCTGGCGCTCAAGCAAACACTGCTACTGCTGGTATCTTTGACCTTGATGTTGACTCCAACGGTCGTTGGTCAGTTGAGAAGTTCAAAGGTCTTCTGTTCCAACTAGAGCGCGATGCTAACGCTATCGCTCAAAGAACTCGTAGAGGAAAGGGTAACACGATCATCTGCTCTGCTGACGTTGCTTCGGCACTCACCATGGCTGGTGTTCTTGATTACACCCCCGCTCTCCAAGTTGGGCTCAATGTTGATGATACTGGCAGCACTTTTGCTGGTGTTATTAATGGTAAATATAAGGTTTATATCGACCCATATTCGGCTAACGTTTCTGCTAACCAGTATTATGTTATCGGATTTAAGGGCGCATCCCCTTATGACGCTGGATTGTTCTACTGTCCTTATGTCCCTCTCCAAATGGTTCGCGCCGTTGGTCAGGACACCTTCCAACCAAAAATTGGATTTAAGACCCGCTACGGCATGGTTGCTAATCCATTCGCTGAAGGGACCGATCAAGGACTTGGTAGACTCAAGACTAACTCTAACCGTTATTACAGAAGAGTACAAGTCAAGAACCTTATGTGATATTGGTTCACATGTTTTTCAAGGAGTCCCTAGGGGCTCCTTTTTTTTATCTAAATAAAAATAAAAGAAAATGTCAGCAACACCATATAGTAATCAAATAAGTAATCGCAATTATTTGTCCCCAATTGGATTTAAATTTATATTATCAAGATATCCTAAAGTTGATTTCTTTTGCACCAAAGCCGGTATACCTGGAGTAAATCTTGGTGTTGCAATTCAACCAACATACTTAAAAGATATTCCAATTCCTGGTGATAAATTAGAATACGAAGATTTAGTTTTAGATTTTTTAGTTGATGAAGATCTAGTTAATTACATTCAGGTATATAACTGGTTAATTGGTTTAGGTTATCCAGAAAATGTTTCACAATTTAATGAGTGGAGAGCAACGAATACAACAGATCCATCCACAGATGGTAAAGATCTTAGAAACATATATTCGGATGCAACCTTGCAAGTTCTGAATAGTAATTTTCAACCACAAGCAAATATTAAATTTAGGGATATTTTTCCAACTTCATTAACTGGATTATCGTTTGATACGACGAAAAAAGATTACGACTATTTTACAGCAAGAGTCACTTTTAAGTATACTATATACAATATAATGGATCAAAATTATAATGAGTATGAACCTTGATGAAATCCAGGAATCCTGGAGAAATGATGCAATTATAGACGTTGATAATTTACATGTGGAATCAATAAAAATTCCACAACTTCACGCAAAATATTACAACATTTATAACAATGTTTCTTTACTTAAGAAAAAATCTTTAGATGATTTTAATAAGTTAAAGAAAGAAAGATATGAGTATTATAGTGGAAAATCTTCAGCAGAGATTTATTCTGAAGAACCATTTCCATATAAAGTTCGGGATAAAGAATCTATGAATAGATATATTGATGCTGACAATAAACTGTCAACGATTAGATTAAAAAATGAATACTATGATTCAATGTTGAGATATCTAGACGATATTATCAAGCAGATTCATAACCGAACATATCAAATTAAGAATGCAATTGACTGGCATAAATTCCAAGCAGGATATGAGTAATATTATAATTTCAAAAAAGAATGAAGTTTACTTACATATTGAAGCAGAACCTCACATATGTCAGGAGTTAAACGACTTGTTCACTTTTGAAGTTCCTGGTGCAAAATTCATGCCACAGTATCGCAGTAAATATTGGGATGGAAAAATACGATTGTTTAGTTTAACTAAAAATGAATTGTATGTTGGACTATTAGATAAGTTAATAAGTTTTGCTAACTCTAGTAATTACACTTATGAATTTAAAAATAGTAAATTTTATGGATTACCTTTTGAAGTAAACGAAAATATTTCTTATGAGGGAGTGTCTGATTATATCACATCTATCTCATGTCATAAACCAAGAAATTATCAAATTGAAGGTGTTTATGATGCATTAAAAAACAATCGCAAACTTTTAGTATCTCCAACTGCATCTGGTAAGTCTTTAATAATTTATTCAATTACTCGATACTATACAGAGAAAGGTTTGTCAACTTTGATCATTGTTCCTACAACATCTCTTGTAGAACAAATGTATAAAGATTTCTCAAGTTATGGATGGGAATCTGAAAACTATTGTCATATCATTTATTCAGGAAAAGAAAAGTATGATATTAATCTACCAGTAGTCATTACAACCTGGCAATCAATTTATAAAGAACAATTGAAATGGTTTGATCGTTTTGATGTTGTTATTGGGGATGAGGCGCATTTATTTAAATCAAAGTCTCTCGTTGACATCATGACCAAATTATTAGACTGCAAGTATAGATTTGGTCTCACTGGAACTTTAGACGGCACACAGACGCATAAATGGGTCTTAGAGGGGTTGTTTGGACCCTCATATAAAGTGATTCAAACTAAAGAATTAATTGAGAAAGGACACCTATCAAATTTAAACATTAAAATTTTATTACTTAAGCATAACGGAATTAAATTTGATGATTATGAACAAGAGGTTCAATTCATTATAGGCAATGATCGTAGAAATTCTTTTATCAAAAATTTAACTTTAGATTTAAAAGGAAATACTTTGGTATTGTTTAGTAGAGTAGATTCTCATGGAAGGATTCTTTACGACCTTATAAATAGTTCTAAGAGCAAAGAAAGAAAACTTTTCTTTGTTTATGGTGGAGTTGATGTAAAGGAAAGAGAAGAAGTCCGAAGAATAGTAGAAACGGAAACCAATGCAATTATTATTGCTTCCTACGGAACTTTTTCAACTGGAATTAACATTAAAAATTTACATAATGTTATTTTTGCTTCACCTAGTAAATCAAGAATTAGAAATCTTCAATCTATAGGAAGAGTTCTTAGAAAAAGTCAAGATAAAGTAGAGGCAGTTCTTTACGATATTGCAGATGACATATCAGTCAACTCTTCCAAAAATTATACATTAAATCACTTAATAGAAAGAATAAAAATTTATAACGAAGAGTCCTTTGATTACAGCATTATTAATATAAATTTAAAATAATAACTTATGGAAGACGAATTCTATTCAGTATTAAAACTTGTATCTGGTGAAGAGTTAATGGCAAAGGTTTGTCCTTGTTATGAAGATGATCGTATTGTTTTAATTTTAGATAATCCTGTTGTTATAAAAGATATTATTAGAACTCAAACTGGTATGAGGGCTTATAGAGTAGAACCATGGGTTAAAGTAATTGAAGATGAAATGTTCTTTATTAATATGGATAAAGTTATTACTATGACTGAAGTATCGGATATACATACATTAAGAATGTATAAAAGATATCTTAGGGAGAATTGTAATCAAGAAGGAACATCTAGGATTAGTCCCTCTAAATCTATGGGGTACATATCTTCTGTATCTGAATTTAAGAATACTCTAGAGAATCTATATAAGAGTAGCTAAGGTGTCCTTTCAACCCCGACAGAGTTATTCTACACACATTCCACCCACTTGTCAAGCCCCCCTCAAGTGTGGTATAATTATGAATAAGAAATGAGTAAAGTTGATGACAGTAGTAATGCCAAAAAGAAAAAAGGATGCAGATCATTACGTAAACAACAAAGAATTTCTTTACGCAATAGTTGAATATAAAAGATTAGTGTCTCTTTCTGAATCTGAGAATGTTCAGAAACCTTGTATTCCACATTATATTGGAGAGTGTTTTTTAAAGATTGCTACACACTTATCATACAAACCAAACTTTGTAAATTATATGTTTAGAGAGGACATGGTTTCTGATGGTATAGAAAACTGTGTTCAATACATTAATAATTTTAATCCAGAAAAATCAACTAACCCATTTGCATATTTTACTCAAATCATTTACTATGCGTTTCTTCGTAGGATTGCCAAAGAAAAAAAACAATTAGAAATCAAAAATAAAATTTTGGAACAGTCTGGATTTGATGAAGTTTTTGTTTCGGATAATAATGTTCTAAGTGGTACAAATTCGGATATGAATACAATTAAGAGCAATATTCAAACTAAAATGAATTATTGATATGAAAGTTGCGATTATTACCGATCAACATTTTGGAGTTAAGAAATCTGATAAGTCATATCACAACTACTTCAAAAAGTTTTATGATAATATTTTCTTTCCAACTCTGGAGGAAAGAGGTATTACTCAATTAGTTGATATGGGTGATACTTTTGATAATAGAAAAAATATTGATATCTGGGCTTTAAAATGGTCGAAGGATAATTATTACAACCGGCTGTCGCAAATTGGAGTACAAGTTCATACAATTGTAGGAAATCATACTGCATATTATAAGAATACGAATGCAGTAAACTCAGTAGATCTTTTAATGAGGGAGTATGATAATATTCAGGTTTATTCTGAGATCACCGAAGTATTAATTGATAAATTAAAAATTCTTTTTGTCCCCTGGATTAATTCTGAAAATACAAAAGATAGCATTGCAAAAATTAAATCATCTACATGTAATGTTTTAATGGGACATCTTGAATTGAATGGATTCTCTCCTTACAAAGGACACACGATGACGGAAGGAATGAATTGTGATATATTTGAAAATTTTAAACTTGTTCTTTCTGGACATTATCACACTAGATCAGATAATGGGAAAATATTTTATTTGGGTAATCCATATCAATTATATTGGAATGATGTGAATGATACGAGAGGATTTCATATTTTTGATACAAAAACTTTGGAATTGGAATTTATACCAAATAGTTATGAAATGTTTAAGGTAATAGAATATAATGATACTCCACCTCAATTTTATAACTACAATGAATGTTTTGAAAAATATGTAAAACTTATTGTCAAGAAAAAAACAAACTCAAAACAATTTGAAAAGTTTTTTAATAAACTATCAGATGCATCTCCATTTGAATTGAAAGTTATTGATGAAATTAAAATTGAGGATTGTGATATTGAGGTGTTGGAATCCGAAGGAACAGTTGCAATTCTTGACAAATATATAGATAACGCAGAAATTGATTTAAACAAAAGTATGTTAAAATCAATGATGGAATCCATTTACAAAGAAGCATCGGAAGTTGAGTAATGTTTGTTCTAGCTTTAAAGGGTAGAGAAAACGAGGGTCTTTATTCAGTCGATAATGAAGACGGTGATCGTGTTCTCTATCTGTTTAAAGAGGAAGATGATGCTGAACGATTTGTTGTATTGATGGAAGCAGACAACTTTCCAAAATTAGTGGTAATAGAAGTTGATGAAGAGTCAACCATTGCAGTGTGTGAGGCAAATCAATATACTTATGTTATAATAGAACCAGATGACCTTGTAATTCCTCCGAATGATCACATTTCAAAAAATTAGATGGCGTAATTTTTTAAGTACAGGTAATCAGTTTACAGAAATTAATCTCACTGAAAAATCAACTACGTCTATTGTTGGTAAAAACGGATCTGGTAAAAGCACAATTTTGGATGCTCTTACTTTTGTTTTATTTAATAAACCTTTTCGTAGGATCAATAAACCACAACTTTTAAATTCCACCAATGAAAAAGATTGTTTAGTTGAAATAGAGTTTTCGAGTTCTAATGTAAATTGGATGATTCGTAGAGGAATTAAACCTAGTGTATTTGAAATTTATAAGAATGGGAATCTTTTAGAGCAAAGTGCAGATGTTAAAGATGATCAAAAGTTTTTAGAAACTAAAGTTCTCAAATTAAATTACAAATCTTTTACTCAGATCGTAATTTTGGGATCATCTACATTTGTTCCATTTATGCAGTTGCCTTTGGCATCTAGGAGAGAAATTATTGAAGATCTATTAGATATCAAGATTTTCTCTATAATGAATTCCGTTCTTAAAGATAAAATTAAAACAACTCAAGAAGAAATCAAGCAACTTAATTATAAGAAGAATATAGTTAATGAAAAAACCTCAATGCAAGAAAGTTTTATATATGAATTAGATGTAAAAGGTCAATCAGAAATAACCAGAAAGAATAATAAAATTTTAGAAATAACAAACAATATTAAATCAGCAGAAACTATTTGTGTTGAACTGGTAAAAGAGTCTGAGGATATTGATTCCGAAATACAGAAATATGTTAACTGCACAAATAAATCTAAGAAGTTATATGATCTAAGAGGTAAATTACAAAATAAATTAGATCGGTTGAACAAAGATAAATTGTTTTTTATTGAGAACGAAACATGTCCAACATGTAGTCAAGTTATTGGGGACGATGTAAAATCTCATAAAATTCAAGAGCATGATACTTTTCTTTCAGAAGTAAATGCGGGATTGACTGAACTTGAAAAACAACTTGAATTGAATCAAGAAGAGGAGAAAAAACTGGCAAGATTCTCCTCTAAACTTTTAGAGTTGAATAAACAAATAAGAGATATCAATAATAAGTGTAAGTATGACTCTCAGGTCATAGAAGACATTAAGAATGAAATATTTGATATTGAGCATAACCTCGAAAATAAATTAGAGGAGACTGAAAAACTAAAATCATTGAAACGTGATGTTAGTTCTATCGAATCTAAATTAAATCAAAAAAGTGAACAGATAAAGTATCATGATTTCATCTATTCCCTTCTCAAAGACAATGGAGTAAAATCTAAAATCATTAAAAATTATTTACCAGTAATCAATCAACAGGTAAATCGTTTTCTTCAAATGATGGATTTTTACATCAACTTTAATTTTGATGAAGAATTTAATGAAACTGTGAACACACCAATACATGAAAACTTTTCATATGAATCTTTTAGTGAGGGTGAAAAGCAAAGAATCGATTTGGCCTTGGTGTTTACTTGGAGAGAAATTGCACGGATGAAAAATTCTGTAAATACAAATCTTTTAATTTTAGATGAAGTGTTTGATAGTTCTCTTGATATAAATGGAACCGATGATTTCTTAAAAATTATTAGATACATAGTTAAAGATGCAAACATTTTTGTTATCTCACACAAATCTGAAATGCATGATAAATTTGAAAATGTTATACAATTTGATAAGGTTAAGGGATTTAGCCGGGTTGTGTGATACCATGGATTTACTCACGGAGAACTGCAATGGCAAATCAAGTTCCTAATTGGATTCACCATAGTAAAAAGGATCAAAAACGAAAATTGAAACCTCAGGCACTTAGACAAGCAAAGGCACGAAGAGGTGCCTTGCTGTGCCGCCTAGACAAGTGTCACAAGACCTCCCACAACGGGGGGTCTTTTTTTGTAGTATAGGATCAGTTCAAACAAACACCATGCCTGTCAATCACGAAATCAAATCTCAACTCGCCAAACTACTTGCCACTGAAGATCTGGTGGTTGAACACAAAAAAGTTTCTACTGCTTGTTTTAACGTACATACAAGAGTGTTGACTTTGCCCATGTGGGATAGGGCTAGTAATATTGTATATGATATGTTGGTTGGTCATGAGGTTGGTCATGCTTTGTATACCAGTTATGATGATTGGAAAAAGGATTTTAAAATTCCAAAATCAATTATGAATATTGTAGAAGATGCTCGTATTGAAAAATTGATGAAGCGTCGTTATGCTGGCATTGCTAAAACTTTCTATAATGGATATAAAGAACTTAATGATGAGGATTTCTTTAGCATCTCTGATACTGATATTTCAAAGATGAATCTTGCCGATAGAGCAAATCTTTTGTTTAAAATTGGTAATTATGTGGATGTTCCTATTAATGAAAATGAAACACATATCATTAATATGATTGCTGATGCTGAGACATTTCAAGATGTCGTTGATGCTGCAACTGCACTTTACGAATTTTGTAAAATTGAGGAATCTACTAAAGGTGAAAATTCTACGAGTTCGGAGAGTTCTAACGAAAATTCTGAGACTCAATCAAGTTCTGAATTTATTGATTCGGAATCCAATGATGATAGTTCTGAATCCAATGATGATCCTACAGATGTAGATTCAAATGATGAAAAATCATATGGTGGCACCGCAGAAGATCAGTCTGAAGATCAATCTGAAAAAAGCTTTGTTCCAGAAGTTAAGACTATGGATGCATTGAATGATGCTATTGAAAAACTAATTAGTATGGATGGTGGTGAAAACAATTATATAGAAATTCCTAAACTAAATCTAGATACAGTTATTATAAAAAATAAAGAAGTTCACGATTGCATTACTCAAAAATGGGAATCTGTCGATGATGAGGCATTCACCTATGTCGATAGTGAGTATAATAAATTTAAACACAACTCTAAAAAAGAAGTTAGTTATCTCATTAAAGAATTTGAGTGTAAAAAATCTGCAGATCAATATTCTCGTTCTATTACCGCTAGAACTGGAGTTCTAAACACATCCAAACTTCATACTTACAAATTCAATGAAGATCTATTCAGAAAAATATCAGTAGTTCCTGATGGTCAAAATCATGGATTGATTTTTATTTTGGATTGGTCTGGATCAATGAATAGGGTTATGCTTGATACTATCAAACAATTGTATAATATTTTATGGTTTTGTCAGAAAGTGAATATTCCATTTGATGTTTATGCTTTTACTGAAGAGTGGTATTATCGATCAATTCAAAATTCAAACGGAGTCCCAACATATCCACAGCCACATTATGAGAAAGTAGAAAACGTTTTTTCTGTAGGCAATTCATTCTCACTGTTAAACATGCTCAGTAGTGAGGTAAAAACTAAAAATCTTAATGAACAAATGCGTAATATTTTTAGAATTGCTTATTCTTTTAATACTTATCATAGTGGATGGGAAGTTCCTAATCAGTTAAGTTTGTCTGGAACACCACTCAATGAAAGTTTAATTGCACTACATCAGATTATCCCCCAGTTTAAAATTAAAAACAAACTTCAAAAAACTCATTGCATTGTTCTTACTGACGGGGAGTCATCTCCTATAAACTTCCACGTCAAAGTTACTCGTAATATTGAAAGTGAATCTTATATTGGAGTGAGATCTATCAATCCAAATTGTTTTATTCGTAATCGAAAAACTGGTATGGTCTATAGTCTTAAAAATGCACAGGGATATAATTATCATAGTGCATTTACCAATGTACTATTATGTGATCTAAGAGAAACTTTTCCCGATGTAAACTTTATTGGAATTAGAATTATTCCATGTAGAGATGCTACACACTTTATTCGTTCTAATAGTTCTTGGGATGATTATGATAAATACTGCTCTCAGTGGAAAAAACAACGTAGCGTAGCATTGTCTGAAAGTGGATATCACAAATATTTTGGAATATCATCTTCGATCCTTTCTAATGATGTTGAATTTCAAGTTGATGAGGATGCAACAAAGTCTGCAATTAAAAATGCTTTTAAAAAATCTTTGAATTCTAAAAAAATGAATAAAAAGTTTCTAAACGAATTTATTGAATTGGTGGCATAGTATAAATAATACTAAAAGTCAATTACTATTATGAATTCTCAAGAAATTAAATATCTTACCGAGGCATACTCAAATCTTTATTCTGAGTCTGAAACTGATTGTCAGGAATTGTATGATTCTTTTTTAGATTTATGCATTCTTGATGGGGGATTTACTACACTTGAAGAGTGTGAAGATTTTGCAGAAACTTTAGTTGCAGATAATCTTGTTGAGGATTTCATAATTAATCTTTTGGAGTATTATGAAGTAGAAAATTTAAATGAATCTTTTGAATTTTTGGGTGAAAACAGAGCAGCAGCTCTTAGAGCCGTCATTAATGCTTTAAGTTCTGGGGGGAGATTAAAGGCAGGTCTAAAACCATTAACTGCACTTGGTAAAAAACCAGAGACTGTTGTGAAAGGTGCAGCAGCATCAACTTCTATTAGAGGCGCAAGAGCACAAAGAACTCCTGTTCCAATACGAGAACCTGGAATATATTTGAAACTGCTTCAGCAAAAAAGAACCCCCAAACCACTTTCCCCTCAGGGGCAAGAGATTAAAGATTTGAGTAAAAAGATGGGTGGTGGACTCATGGGGACTAGACCTACCCCCAGACCTAGTGGGGCTCCCGGTCTTGGAGATCCTATTCAAAAGGCTATTGATTTTGGTAGAAAGTCTAAAGAATCCCAACGTCTTGCTCTTCGTGCTCAACGTATGGCGAAAGATAACTATGGGAAATTGCTTAACACTCCCTTAGGTAAAGCTGCTGCTACCACTCTCGCCGCCGCTGGTTTTACTGCTGCTGCTACTTCTACTAATGAGAAAAAACCCGCAGCAAAATCAAATCCAGCAGACAGTGTTGGTAAATACATTACAAAAGATCCTGATGGTACAGTTAGGAACCGTTTAAAAGTCGGTCCAAAAATTGTTGGGACTGGTAGTGTTGCTGGTGATTTTGATGCTGCGTTTAAAAAAGCAAGATCTTCTGGTGCCAAGGAGTTTGAATTCCAAGGTAAAAAGTACAATACAAAAGTAAGAGGTGAGGAAGTTGATTATTTTGATGTTGTTATGAATCATTTAATTTCTGAAGGATATGTTGATACGAATGAGGATGCTTTGGTTATGATGTCTGCTTTAGATGAAAATGCAATTGCTAGAATTGCTGCTTTATCTGAGCAGAAATATAGAATTATTAATAAGGATGGCACTGAAACCATATCAGACACTCCTCTTTATACTGGGTCGGGGGCTGCATCAACAGTAAAACCAATACCTACTACAGTAAAACGTAAATATGAAAATCCTTACAGACCAAGAGCTGGCGAATCTGATTAATTTTTTACGCAAGAGACACTTTTCAAACTGGCACAAGAAACCTCTGATTCCATTGAATGCGAGTATGATATAAGAGTTCAAAAGAAAACTCAACTCTTAATAAATCATGCCTACCAACAATTCCACGATGGATAATCAAGTAATTGCTGAACTGAAATCTATGTTTGGTACTAATTTGACATCTGGTGATATTCGAGGATTTTGCGCGTCTCGTAATCTTAACTATCAGACGGTAACTCGTCGTCTTGAAAATTTTAAGATTGGTCGTGGTCGTTGGAATCTGGAAGTCACACAACAAAAAGTTGAAGAGATCGAACGTACTTTCCAAGCACCTGCTGTTCTCCCATCTACATCACAAAATCTTATTCCTGTTAAAGATGATACCTTCGTCAAGTTTGGTAACTTTAACGATATTAAACTTATTATTCAATCCAATCTCTTTTACCCTACGTTCATTACGGGTCTTTCTGGTAATGGTAAGACGCTTAGTGTTGAGCAAGCGTGTTCTCAACTTAAAAGGGAATTAATTCGTGTCAATGTTACAATCGAAACTGATGAGGACGATCTTATTGGGGGTTTCCGCCTTATTAATGGCGAGACAGTGTGGTACAATGGACCCGTCATCGAAGCACTCGAACGTGGCGCAATCCTACTTCTGGATGAAATTGACCTTGCATCTAATAAAATTCTTTGCCTCCAATCCGTCCTAGAAGGCAAGGGCGTCTTCCTTAAGAAGATTGGTCGTTTCGTAAAACCCACTGCTGGTTTTAATGTGGTTGCGACTGCAAACACCAAAGGTAAGGGTAGTGAGGATGGCCGTTTCATTGGCACCAATGTGCTCAACGAGGCATTCCTAGAGCGTTTCCCTGTGACCTTTGAGCAATCTTACCCTTCCTCTACGGTTGAACAAAAGATTTTGGAAGGTGTTGCTTTGGATCTAGGTATTGAGGAACGTGATTTTTGTAAGCGTTTAGTTGACTGGGCCGATATTATCCGTAAGACCTTCTATGATGGTGGTATTGAGGAAATCATCAGTACCCGTCGTCTTGTTCACATCATTCGTGCCTACAGTATTTTCCAAAATAAAGCAAAGGCAATTCAAGTATGTGTGAATCGTTTTGACGATGAAACCAAACAATCCTTCCTAGAACTGTATGATAAAGTGGATGCTGATTTTGTTATGCCATCCACTGAACTTGAACTAACGATTGAAGGTGGTCATCAAGTTGACCTGTAGTTGATTGTATGTTATAATTCGGGAAGGTAACTATGCCTTCCTTTATGGTTAATTCCTGGAGTTTACTTTACGATATTATGTACGGACCTGAAGACGAACAAAACTATGTTGATTCACAAAACAAGATGTCAGAACAGAAATGTCATCTCTGGAAATACAATGAGGATAGAATTCTAAAAGACATTGCTGATTATGTGACTAGTACCTATGGTAGTCACTACTGTGGGCATGAAGAAGAATATCAAAATATTCAAACCATTGATTTAATGGCAGCGAAAGAATTAGCCTCTGGATTCTGTCAAGCAAATATCATCAAATATGGTAGTCGTTATGGTGATAAAAATGGTAGGGATAAACGTGACTTGCTAAAGGTAATTCACTATGCCATGCTACTAATTCACTTTGATCGTCATTATTCTCGTAAAGATAATGGTATTACTGAGTTCTCTCGTTAATTATGAAATTGAATCCTACTATGAAATTCTCAAACACTACTATTGATATTCTTAAGAATTTTAATTCAATCAACCAATCTCTATTGTTTAGGGAAGGTAATGTAATTCGCACCATGTCAGTATTGAAAAATATTTTAGCGGAGGCAGTTATTGAAGAGGAACTTCCTAAAGAATTTGCCATCTATGATTTGGGACAATTTATTAATGGACTAGAACTTCAGCCAGATGCTCAGTTAGATTTTTCTCATGATTCATATGTGTTAATTAAAGACGAGTTTGATAACAAAACAAAATACTATTATTCAAGTCCAACTGTGATTATCAGTCCACCTGATAAACCTATGCAGTTGCCAACTGAAGATATTTGTTTTCAGATTGATTCCTCACAACTAAAAAAGTTGCTTAGAGCATCTTCTACATACAGAGTTCAAGATCTTTGTGCTATTGGAGATGGAAGCACTATCCGATTGGTTGTCAAGGATAAAGAAAATAAAACATCAAACGAATATTCAATTAATGTAGGAACTACAGATAAAGTGTTTTCTATGAATTTTAAAGTAGAGAATATAAAAATCATTTTTGGAAAATATGATGTTGTGATTTCTAACAAAGGCATTTCTAAATTCACAAATGTCAGTCGAAACCTGGTATACTACATTGCGTTAGAACCAGACTCAACTTTCGAATGAACATCTTTGTAACTTCTCCCTGGCCTGCTGAAAGTGCCGTCTGTCTTCCCGATAAACATATCGTTAAGATGCCTCTGGAATGCTGCCAAATGCTCTCCATTGTGGCATCTGAAAAGTGGGGTTATAACTATGGCACTCTGCCTAAGACTGATGGCACTCCTTACAGAACTGAAAAGGGTGCATTTCGTAATCATCCCTGTACCAAATGGGCAATGGATAGTATTCACAATGCCTATTGGTTGATTAAGTGGGGTATGAACTTGTGTGATGAGTATGCTGTGCGATATGGTAAAACCCATTCGTGTTATAATACTCTTGTGTCTGCTTACTATCTGTTTCCAAAAGGAAAGATAACCAGTGTGACTCCATTTGCTCGGGCAATGCCTGTGGAATGGAAATTTGACGATAGCATTGATACCTTTACTGCTTATAAAAGGTATATTGCTTCCAAACCTTGGGTGAAGGACAACTACCTTCGACTACCTCAGCGTAAACCTGATTGGATTTGATTATGAATAGTGATTTTATTTGGGTTGAGAAATATCGACCTAAAACGATTGACGATTGTATTCTCCCAGAATCTACCAAAACTATGTTTCGGGAGTTTCTAAATAAGGGTGAAATACCAAATATGCTTCTTGCTGGTCCTCCTGGTATTGGAAAGACAACAGTAGCAAAAGCACTTTGTAATGAACTTGGAGTAGATTATCATGTCATTAATGGATCCGATGAAGGTAGATTCCTTGATACTGTCAGAAACCATGCGAAGAATTTCGCTTCGACCTTATCGCTTACATCAACTTCTAAACACAAAGTCATCATCATTGATGAAGCAGATAATACAACCTCAGACGTTCAACTCCTCTTACGGGCGTTTACTGAGGAGTTTAGTGGCAACTGTAGATTCATCTTTACTTGCAACTACAAAAACAAAATCATTCAACCAATTCATTCCAGATGCGCCGTCATTGATTTCACAATCAAAGGTAAACAAAAAACCGAGTTGGCAGAATCCTTCTTCAAGCGTTTACAAAACATCCTGGATGAAGAAAGCATCGAATATGATAAAAAAGTCATTGCGGCTTTGATCACAAAACATTTTCCCGATTTTAGAAGGGTGTTAAATGAATGCCAAAGATATTCATCTAGTGGAAAAATTGATGTAGAAATACTTTCAGAATTTTTAAAAGTAAATACAAATAATCTTATTAAATCACTTAAAGAAAAGAAATTTACTGAAGTCCGAAAGTGGGTGGTCTCCAACTTGGATAACGATACTTCTAGTCTACTTCGTGGGATTTATGACTCCTGTTTTGATTATCTTTTACCCACATCTATCCCTGCTGCTGTTCTTATTGTTGCTAAGTACCAGTATCAATCAGCATTTTGTGCTGACCCAGAGATTAATCTTCTAGCAGCATTAACTGAAATTATGTGTGAGTGTGAATTCAAATAAATTATGAAACGAATTAAAAAAGATTGGAAAGCATATTGTAGAACTTCTTTTAATGCATTGCGAAATAATATAGATTATTGGGGTAAACCTGAGTTTTATCGTCCAATCACTAGAATTTATTATATTAATGTGTTTGATTGTTCCCTCTGTAATTTTACAGGACTTGTGAGTGAAAAGGCATTAGCAAATAAACTTCAAGGTAAAAAAGTTGTTTATGATCATTGCCTTTCTCCGCAATTTATTGGGAGAATGATTATGGATAATCCAAATAAGTATTTGTCAGAATATTCTGCATTTGAAAATATATTTTGGCAATCCTGTAAAACTGTTATGGTTACTCAAGACGAAAATTTTGCTCTTGCAGGGCTTACAGAAAACAATAGTCAAGAATATAAAGTTTACGTTCCTACAAACAAAAAGTATAATCATTTAGGAATCAATCTTTATTTTCGTCCACAAAAACATGGACGATGGTCAGAAACAGTTCCTTTGGACACTAATATGATTGATGCCCCAAAAGATCTACTAGAATATGAAAAAGAATTTCTTGTTTGATTATGCTATCTCCTGAGGACGCTGTTTGGGCAGCAGATCAATTTATACAATATTATTCTAAGTTTAATCGTATTGATGATTACATGCGATTTGTAAAAACTAGTAGACTAATAAATTCTCCTGGTAAATTATTTGGACCTGAGGATGAAATTTTTTCCAATTTCAACATCTCACCCAATGGAATGAGGTTTTCTATTCATCAAGTTGATACTAGTTCAAAACCAAAATCCAAGTATAATCAAAATCTATATTCCGAAATTCTTAATCTAACTGCATCAAATGCAATTGAAGAGGCAATTCCTGGAAGAACTTTGAAGTGGATTGTCACCGAAGATACTACGGAGAAAATAATTGGAGTAATTAGATTTGGATCCCCTACGATTAATTCTAAACCTAGAAACGAATACTTTCAAGAGGTGCTCCCTCTTGAAGTAATCAATAAAGAATTTGTAATGGGATTTAATATTGTTCCAGTTCAACCATTCGGGTACAATTATCTTGGTGGAAAACTTCTAGCACTGTTAGCATCTTCCAATGAACTCAAACGACAATTTGATGCAAAGTATGGAACTGATTTACATTACTTTGAAACAACTTCACTATACGGTACAACAAAGGGAGTATCCATGTATGATGGTCTTAAACCTTATATTCGACATATAGGAGATACTGAAAGTAAATTTCTTCCCCTATTTCATGACGATTATTTTCGTGAAATGTTTTGGTGGTTTAATCACAATGCTAATGATGGGGAACGTCTTATTTCAGCAGACAAATCCTCGAAGAAATTGAAGATACAAACTAAAATGCTTTCAATCATCATAAAGTCTCTTCAAGATGCTTCAAAGCTACATGAATTTAAACAGTGCATCGAACATGCTAAAACTTTGACTGAGAAGAAAAGATATTATATCTCAAAGTTTGGGTATGAACCTAAAGAGGTTATCGAGTGGTGGAAAGTTAAGGCAACACGAAGATACAATAAATTGATTCAAGACAATAAACTTAGAAGAGAACTTGAACTTTGGGAACTTGGAAAAGATATGGAGATTATACGATGAATTATGAATTAAAAGATTGGTTAGCATCGATTAATCAATCTAAAATTAATATCATTCAAGAGGATATAGAATCTGAAAAAGAATATCCTCCATATATTATTAATAGATGTTTATCTGGATTTGTTGATACTATTATGTACTCAAATGAGATGAATATGAGTTCACATTTAGACAAAAAGTTACAATATGATTTTTATCTAAATACTATTAGATCCAAGAAAAGATTTTCTCCTTGGATGCATAAAGAAAAAATCAAAGACCTTGAACTAGTTAAATCGTACTATGGTTATAGTAATGAAAAAGCAAAGCAAGCTTTGAGTATTCTAAATACAGAACAACTAGAAAACATTAAATCCAAATTGGATACTGGAGGTATAAGATGAGTGTGGTGATCGAGTCCCTAGTAGATTGGTCTCAAGATCAAATGGTTCAAATTATTTTGAGTGAACCTGATGACTTTTTAAAAGTTAGAGAAACTCTTACTCGCATTGGGGTAGCTTCTCGTAAGGAAAGGAAACTTTATCAATCTTGTCACATTTTACATAAACAAGGCAAGTATTATATTGTTCACTTTAAAGAATTGTTTGCTCTGGATGGCAAACATGCAAATTTAACTGTGAATGATGTTCAAAGAAGAAATACAATTACTCAACTCATTGCGGATTGGGGATTGATCACTCCTGTTGATCCTACACAAATTCAAAATGTCGCACCTCTTAATCAAATAAAAGTTCTTGCTTTTAAGGATAAGGGTGATTGGATTCTTGAACCTAAGTATAATATTGGTAAAAAGAAAGTTACTGTTGAGGAATAAAAAAATACGGGGTTCACTACCTCGTTTTTTATTATCCGTGCTATAAATATGTTTGGATGCCTTCGGGGTCCACAAAACATAAACTCGCTTTTAAGGAGCTACCATAATGACTAACCTTGCACGTTACACTGCGTCGGATCTCCCTGCCTTAATGGATAGGATTACCCGCAACAGTATTGGAATGGACGAATATTTTGATCGTCTGTTTAATCTTCACGAAACTACAAATAATTATCCACCTTATAATCTTATTCAGGTAAATAATGTGGAATCTCTATTAGAGATTGCCCTTGCAGGATTTAAAAAGGAGGAAGTCAATGTCTTCACAGAGTATGGAAAACTTTTTGTCGAGGGGCAAAAATCAGATACAGAATCGGATAGGACGTTTGTCCACAAGGGTCTGGCTCAAAGAAGTTTTAAACGGGCGTGGACACTCTCCGATGAAACCGAAGTCCGAGAAGTCACCTTTGAAGATGGACTACTTATCATTCGATTAGGAAAGATTGTCCCAGAACATCACACCCGAAAAGATTATATCTAAATATAATTGAATATCGTTGCCGCTGGGGAAGAGGTGGTCAGAATCATCAACCTTCCCCTTTTTTCCTAGGTAAAACTAAAAATGCACTTACAGGAGTTTGTTGATCAAAAACTCACCTATAAATATCACGATACGCTCAATCCTAAATTTTGGTCTAATAATAAATTAGACTCAAAAGTTAAAATGAGATTAATTCGAATTGCAAGAGAGTGGGCAAAATTTGCAAACATTCCAGAAGCATCAATCAAGGATATAATTTTTGTAGGTGGTAATGCTAATTATAATTACACAGAATTTTCTGATATAGATCTTCATCTAGTAGTTGACAAAACAAAATTACCGGATTGTCCAGATCTTATAGATGAATTTTTAAAAGATAAGAAACAACTGTGGGCATTAACTCACGACATCAAAATTTATAATCATGATGTTGAATTGTATGCTGAAGAAGAAGGTTTGAAGAGACCTGCTGATCAGGGTGTTTATTCTGTAAAATATGATAGATGGTTGGTTGTTCCTAAGAAAATGTCAAATGAAATTGACAAGACCTTGCTAAAGGGAAAAACTCGTGCTATGATGGATAAGATAGATTTCCTAATTAGTAATCGATCTGATGACCTAGATGAATTCAAAAAACTGAAGGAAAAAATTAGAGAGATGCGTTCATCCGCAATTCGCAAAGGTGGAGAGTTTTCAATAGAAAACTTAGTATTTAAAGAATTGCGAAATAATGGGTATCTTGAAAAATTGTCAAATTACATTACAAAAATAGAAGACCAAAGTTTATCATTAGAAAATTATGTCTATTAAGATTACTATGCTCAAGTCTGGGGAAGACATTATTGCAGATGTTCATGAAGTAATGCTCCCAGATGAAAACGGAAATGAAAAAGTTATTGCGTACAAACTTACAAAACCTTATGTCATTAAAATAACTGAACCAAGCGTTTTGTTAGAACAGAACCAAGAAAAAAAACCCCCGATTTCTGTTCTATATTATCCTTGGGCACCACTGTCTATTGATAAGGAATTTTTTATTCCTACAGATTGGGTGGTAACTCATTACAATGCACATTCTGATATTATAAATTCTTATTTGGAGAAAAGAGATGGAAGAGGAAATGATAGACATGATGGAAGAACTGGAGGAGAATCCGGAGAAAGTAATAAAGTGTATCTTGCTGAGGAACCATTATTGGTTGATAACTGAGGTTCAGGAATTAAGAGTTGATTACGAATTAAATATACCTAATTGTAAATTAATTAAACCATATCAAATTGATACTACGTTTGATTTTAAGAATCGTTCAGAAGATATTTCATTTGAAGATGCACCTACTGTAAGAATTGGGAACAGTTTGCCACAATGCAAATACGAAATTTATCCCTGGAAGGAGTTTACGAATGATGACGAAATTTTGATCTTCTCTGAATATATTGTTACAATAGTAGAACCAAAACCAGAACTTCTGGAAGCGTATATCCAAGCAACGGAGTAATTAATTTGCGATTTTATACTAATGTTCAGATGGTCGGAGACGACTTTCTAGTTCGTGGATATGACAATGGTAGGCACTTTACTACTAGGGAAAAGTATTCCCCAACTTTGTTTCTACCATCAAATAATAAAACAAAATATAAAACTCTTGAGGGTAATTATGTTGAACCAATTCAACCTGGTTCGGTAAAAGACTGTAGAGAGTTTTATAAAAAATATAAAGACGTAGAAAATTTTAACATATATGGTAACAATCGATTCATTTATCAATACATTTCGGATCAATATCCAGAGGATGAAATCAAGTTTGATTTAAGTAAGATTAAACTTGCAATCATTGACATTGAGGTTGCTTCCGAAAATGGATTTCCTACTGTACAAGAATGTATAGAAGAGATTCTAGCGGTCACTATTCAGGACTATAATACAAAGAAAATTTTTACTTGGGGAATAGGACAGTTTCAAAACACAGATCCCAATATTCAATATTTTGAATGTTGGAGTGAGAAGGAACTGTTGAATAAACTTTTGTTGTGGCTGGAAGAGAATCCTCCTGAAGTGATTACAGGGTGGAACTGTTCTCTATATGATATTCCATATGTAATTGGTAGACTTGAGAAAGTTCTGGGCACTAGAGAGATGAAAAGGATTTCTCCTTGGAAACTTGTGACGCAAGAGGAGACATATATTAAAGGACAAAACCATACTATATGCGATATTGGTGGAATTACTATTCTAGATTATCTTGAATTGTATAAGAAGTTTACTTATACTAATCAAGAAAGATACTCTTTGGATCATATTGCATTCGTTGAACTTGGTGAGAAAAAATTAGATCACACTGAGTATGAAACATTCAAGGACTTTTATACGAAAGATTGGCAAAAATACATTGAATACAATATCAAGGACGTGCAACTTGTAGATCGTCTTGAGGATAAAATGAAACTTATCGAACTTGCCATTACGATGGCATTCGATGCGAAAGTTAATTTCAATGATGTGTTTTATCAGGTAAGAACTTGGGATGCTATCATTTATAATTATTTGAAGAAGAAAAACATTGTAATTCCCCCTAAAGAGGATACATCTAAAGATGATAAGTATGAAGGTGCATATGTAAAAGAACCAGTTCCAGGAATCTATAATTGGGTTGTGAACTTTGACTTGAACTCTCTATATCCACACCTGATTATGGAATTCAATATAAGTCCTGAAACTTTTGTGGAGGGAAAGCATCATTCAATCTCAGTCAATAAAGTTTTAAATGAAACTTTTCAATATGATCTTGAAGATGATTATGCAGTATGTCCGAATGGAGCAATGTACCGGAAAGACATCTATGGATTTCTTCCTCAACTTATGCAATCAAAATATGATGAACGTGTAAACTGGAAAAAACTACAAATTGCTACGGAACAAGAATATGAAAAAACTAAAGACCCCTCATTAAAAAATACTATTGCCAAGGCAAAGATCTTTCAATTAGCAAAAAAAATTCAACTCAACTCTGCTTACGGTGCCGTAGGTAATCAATACTTCAGGTATTATAAACTTGAAAACGCTGAGGCAATTACGACTTCTGGTCAAGTTGCGATCCGTTGGATCGAAGCAAAACTGAATAAGCATATGAATAAAATTCTTAAAACTGAGGGTGTTGATTATGTTATTGCTTCTGATACTGACTCTGTGTATCTTCATATGGGTCCTGTGGTTGAAAAGGTATACGAAGGAAGAGAGAAAACTACTGAAGGCATTGTTTCGTTCCTTGATAAGATCTGTCAAATGGAACTTGAAAAGTATATTGAAAGTTCTTATGAAGAATTGGCGAAGTATCTAAACGCATATCAGCAAAAAATGCAGATGAAGCGTGAGTGTATTGCTGATCGTGGAATTTGGATTGCTAAAAAAAGATATATTCTTAATGTTTATGATAGTGAAGGTGTTCGATATTCTGAACCTAAACTTAAAATGATGGGCATTGAAGCAGTTAAATCTTCTACTCCAGCGTCATGTAGACAAATGATTAAGGATGCCCTTAAAGTTATTATGGCGGGCACTGAAAGTGACATGATCAAATTTATTTCTAAATGTAAGAGTGAATTTAAAAATCTATCTCCAGAAGAAATTTCTTTTCCACGATCAGTATCAGATGTTGCTAAGTTTAGAAGTGTAAATGAAATTTATTCAAAGGGGACTCCAATTCATGTTCGTGGGGCACTTCTATATAATCACTACATTAAGAGTGGGGGGCTTGACAAAAAGTATGCTTTGATCCATAATGGAGAGAAGATAAAATTCTGCTATTTGAAAAAACCAAACCCAATTCATGAGAATGTAATTTCATTCATTCAAAGATTCCCCACTGAAATTGGAATTGATAATTATATTGATTATGAATTGCAATTTGAAAAATCATTTTTAGATCCTCTAAAATCCATTCTTAATTGTATTGGATGGGATTATAAAGAACGTTCAACTCTAGAATCATTTTTTGTATAAAAATCATGGACTTTTTAAAAGATATTGTAAAAGAAATTGGCGGAGAATACACTCAATTGGCGTCAGATATTGATGAAACTGAAACATATGTGGATACAGGTTCATACATCTTTAATGCTCTTGTATCTGGTAGTATTTTTGGTGGGGTATCTGGTAATAAGATTACTGCAATCGCAGGGGAAACTTCTACTGGAAAAACTTTCTTTTCTTTGGCTGTCGTTAAAAACTTCCTTGATAATAATCCTACTGGATATTGTTTGTATTTTGATACTGAGGCAGCAATCACTAAATCCCTTTTGGAAAGTCGGGGAATTGACACAACTCGTCTGGTGGTTGTCAATGTAGTCACAGTAGAAGAGTTTCGCACTAAAGCACTTAAAGCAGTTGATATTTATCTGAAGAAAAAGGAAGATGAAAGAAACCCTTGCATTTTTGTTCTCGATTCTCTAGGTATGCTTTCTACAAATAAAGAGATTAATGATGCCCTGGCAGAGAAAGATACTCGTGATATGACAAAGGCACAACTTATCAAAGGTGCCTTCCGTATGCTGACTCTAAAATTAGGACAGGCAAATATTCCTATGCTGGTGACAAATCACACTTATGATAGCATGAGTCTTTATGGTGGTAAACAAATGTCGGGTGGTTCTGGATTGCAATATGCTTCATCTACAATTATCTACCTTTCTAAATCAAAAGAAAAGGACGGCACTGAAGTCATTGGGAATATCATTCGAGCAAGAACACAGAAGTCACGTTTAAGTAAGGAAAATCGAGATGTTGAAATACGTTTGTATTATGATGAACGCGGACTTGATCGTTACTACGGTCTTTTGGAACTTGGTGAACTTGGTGGACTCTGGAAGAATGTAGCAGGACGTTATGAAATGAATGGTAAGAAAATTTATGCTAAAGAAATTTTGAAAAATACTGAAAAATATTTTACTTCAGAAGTCATGAAAAAACTTGACTTAATTGCAAGAAGCGAGTATAGTTATGGAAATTCTGAAGTGAGAATTGATGGAGAGGATTGAAACTACCATCATATCAAATTTAATTTATAACGAGGAGTACTGTAGAAAAGTTCTTCCTTTTATAAAAACGCAATACTTCAATGACAAAAAGGAAAGAGTTGTCTTTGAAATTGTTTGTGAGTTTGTAGTGAAGTATGGTAAGATGATTACCAAAGAAATCTTACATATTGAACTTGATAATCGTAAAGACATCTCTGATTCTGAATTAGCAGATTCAAATAAAATTGTAGCAAATATTACTGATAACTCTTCGGATTATCAATGGTTACTTGATACTACTGAGAAGTGGTGTCGTGATCGTGCCATTTATTTGGCATTGATGGAATCAATTCAGATTGCTGATGATGAATCTGAGAAACAAAATCGTGATGCTATTCCACACATCTTAAGTGAAGCATTAGCAGTATCTTTTGATCACAATATCGGACATGACTACATTAACGACTTCGAATCTAGATTCGAATTCTACCATAGAGACGAAGAGAAGATTCCTTTTGATTTGGAATTCTTCAACAAGATCACAAAAGGTGGTCTTCCTAATAAGACTCTCAATGTTGCTCTTGCAGGCACTGGCGTGGGTAAGTCTTTGTTTATGTGCCATCTTGCCAGTTCTGTTTTACTACAAAACAAAAATGTTTTGTATATCACTCTGGAGATGTCTGAGGAAAAGATTGCAGAACGTATTGATGCAAATCTTTTGAACGTAAATATTCAATCTCTTATGAACTTGTCTCATGGTGATTTTGAAACTAAGATCAATAAACTATCTAAAAAAACTCAAGGTAAATTAATTATTAAGGAGTATCCCACAGCATCTGCCCACTCTGGGCATTTCAAATCTTTGTTAAATGAATTGTCCCTGAAGAAATCATTTAAACCTGATATTATTTTTGTAGACTATTTGAATATTTGTGCATCATCTAGGTATAAAGGTTCCGCAGTAAATTCATACACCTATGTAAAGTCAATAGCGGAAGAACTTCGTGGCCTTGCTGTTGAAAATAATGTTCCAATTGTAAGTGCTACTCAAACTACTCGTTCAGGTTATGGAAATTCTGATGTTGATCTTACCGACACATCAGAATCATTTGGTCTTCCTGCTACTGCTGATCTTATGTTTGCTCTCATATCATCTGAAGAACTAGATAACCTTGGACAAATTATGGT